TGCAGATATTGCTGATCTGCTTCTTGCATTTGTAAAGTAAAGATTGCTTGAACCTTCTGATAAATTGTCTGTATCGTGATTAGATAATGTTGAAACTTGTCCTGTTACATTACCTGTAACATTACCCTCTAAGTTAGATACCAAAGTTCCAACTGCATAACCTGTACCTGAAGTGTTTACTGTTGTTGTTGGTTCAACTTGTAAGTCTTTGAATAATTTAAACTTACCTGAATCATTAGCATCTCTAAAAAGTCCTGCATATAAATCTTGTGATCCTGAAGTGTCATACAATCCATAAAAACCTATATCTAATGAATCAGCACCACTATTAGCTTTTGCTAATTTAATTAATGGATCAGTTACAGATAAAGTATCAGAATTTACAGTTGTAGTTGTACCATTTACTGTAAGATTACCTGCAATAGTAACATCATCAGGTAGTCCTATTGTTACTGTTGCAGTTTCACTTCCTGATCCTGATACTTCTATTTCATTAGTTGTACCAGCTATAGTTGAAACATAGTTACCTGTAGTATCAGTTCCAAGGGCTACGCTATTCGCTGCAATAGTAGTTGATAAGGTTATGTTGCCTGTACCATCAAAACTAACACCTGTAGCAGTAACATCTCCTGATAATCCAATAGTTCTACCAGTTGCAAGTGCTGTAGCTGTATCAGCAACAACACCTGATAAATTATTAATAAATGTATTTGTTACTCTAGCATCAATAGCAGAGTTAGCTCTTGTATCTGTATAGTAAAGATTGCTTGAACCTTCACTAAGATTATCAGTATCAAATGGAGATAGCGTTATAACTGGCGTTAATGTTCCAGCAGTATCATCATAAGTAAAACTTATACCAGTACCATTTTGTATTAAAGATGCTACACGATCATCAGTCCTTTCATTTGTAAAATATAAATTAGTTGAACCCTCACCAATATCATCAGTATCAAATGTATGTGATCCACCTAATGCTATTGCTTGTGAATTTACAGTTATGCTTGAATTAGTTAATTTAGCGTTTGCAATAGAACCAGCTAACATAGCATTTGTTATGCCACTTGCTTTTACTCTAAGTGAATCGGAATTTATTTCTATTGAAGAATCATCAACACCAACTGCAAGTGTTACATCTCCTGATGTACCACCACCAGTCAAACCATCTCCTGCTACAACTGAAGTAATATCAGCACTATTAGTATTGGCTATTGTAAGTGTTCCAGCAGCATCATCATAAGTAAGACTAATATTTGCACCTGCTGTTAATAATGTGTTTACTTGGTCATCTACTCTTTCATTAGTAAAGTATTTGTTGCTCGAACCTTCTGTTAAATTGTCTGTAGTTTTTGTTGCTAGTCTTGTATCAAACCTAGAATCAACTCTAGCATTTGTAAAATATAAATTACTTGAACCCTCACCAATATTATCTGTATCTAATGTTATGTTTGCAGTACCATCAAAACTTACACCTGATATATTTCTTGCTGTAGCCAAAGCAGTAGCAGTAGAAGCATTACCAACTAATGCACCTGTTACTTGATTAAATACAACATTGTCTGAAGTACCTACTGATTGACCAATAGAAAAAGTAACACCATTTCCTGAAGCTGCTGATGTAACACCAGTACCACCTAATAGTGATAAAGTTTCAGAATCAAGATCAATAGAAATCGTTGATGAACCATCACTTATATCTAAGTCTTGTGCTGTAACTTGGCTATCTACATACGCTTTTATTGATTGTTGTGTTGCTAATGCAGTTGCAGAGTTACTACTTAAATTATCTTCATCTAATATTGCTGTTACTGTTGATCCTGAACTAAAACTTAATGATGTTATACCATTAACAGTACCAGCATTTATATCTACAGTATTATCAGCAGTAATACTAAATGGCATTGTTATCCAAGCATTGTTGCTTGTGTTTCTTAATTTTAGAACATCGTTTGTAGTGTCAATCCACCACTCATAAGCAAATGTAGTAGATGGTTCATTATCTCCACTATTATTTGTTGCAATAGCATTTAAAGCATTGTTTAAGTCTGCTCTAAAGTTTGCTCCTGTTTGATTGGCTATGTTGTAATCGTGTTGTGCCATTTTTAATTCCTTTTGTATATCTTAAATCATTCAGGTATTGATGGAAATATTACATCATCAATATTATCTACTTGATTATAGGTTTGTGGTAAATCTCTTAATTCTTGTCTATATTCTTTATATTTGCTTTTTGTTGTTACAGGCACATCTTCTAATTGTGTCCAATCACATTCTAGTAATAATCTATTTCTTGCGTTTCTAACATCAATCCAAAAATCAACAACTTGTTCTATTGGAGCATCATTTATAATTTTATAATGATTGACCTTGTAAATACCCTCTATAATTGATTCATCATTATTAAGTATTAATTCATCAAGTTCACAATTAGTAGTTCCATTAGAAACAATATCTCCTGTTGCTGTTTTATATATTGTGTAATCTGTATATTTCATTATTGAGTATTATCTATAAACACATATAAACTTAAATATGTGCTTCTATGTTTTGTTACAAATCTAATTCGCCAGTTTGTAGTTGTCGCACTTGCTCCTAATCCTGTTATCGTGCCATTATAAACAAAAACATAAGTTCTAAATGTTCCTGCATCCATGTCTATATCTTGTATGCCACCTGCTGCTTCTATAAAAGTAGAACCACCATCAACAGAATATTCTACAAAAATACCTGTATTATCACCAAGAACACCTGTAAATATAGCTTGATACTTTGCATTGTTTCTTACATTACTAATTGCTAAAGGTAAGAAATTACCTGTAGATGTTGTTTGTGTTGTAAAGTCTGTTGAACCCCTTTGAAAAGCAGAACCAAATACTGATAAAGGAACTGTTGATCCTGTATGTGAAACTATATCTGCTGATACATTTGCAAAATGTTTAACATTAAGTGTGTCAGCGTTTATTTGTGTACCAGTTATTGTATTACTTGCAATTTGTAAAGCAGTAATAGTTCCTGATGTTATTTTTGATGCTACAACAGCACCAGCAGCTAATTGATCTGTTGCTATTGCACCTGCTGCTATTTCTGTTGCTGTAATAGTATTAGATGCTATATCAGATGCAGTAATTGTGTTTGCTGCAATTTTTGCAGAAGTTACAGAATTTGCTGCTAATTCATCTGCTGTTATAGTTCCTGCTGCTATATCACCTGCAACTATTGTATTTGCAGCAATTTCGTTAGATGTAACGCTACCTGCTGCTAATTTACCAGTTGTTACTGCTCCTGTAGCTAATTTTGGCGTTGATATAGAGCCATCAGTTATCTCTGTAGATGTTATTGCATTTGCAGCAATAATATCTGATGTTACTGAATCATTTGCAAGTTTTGCTGTAGTTACAGCATCACTACCAATTTTATTAGTTGTTATTGCACCAGCAGCTATAACATCACCTTGAATTGCATCTACAGCTATTTTGGCGTTAGTTACTGCATCTGCTCCTATTTTTAATTCTGTAATAATTGCATCTTGTAGATCATTAGTAATAATAGGAGCATTACCAACTGTAAATGTTAATGTAGCTGGACTAGATTCTGTACCTAAAACATTTATTGATGACACACTTGCCACATAATTTGCATTTACTGGTAAAAAGAATAAATCACAATTTTCAACATCAACTATTTTATTAGAAACTTGGTTGCTTGAAGAATCTACTATATTTACTCTGTATTGATAATCAGGAAAATCTGTTGGCTCATTCCAACTTAAAAAAGGGCGACCTGTAGAACTAGCATTAGAATCTGTGAATGATAATCCTGTTGGTGGTTTTACAGCAAAAGCCGATGGTAAATTTGCATGATCTTCTAATGGCTCTTGTGCTGGTACTTCCCAAGTATAGACATCAAAATATTCAATAAGACTTACAGATACTAAACCATCTGATTGAAGTTCCAATGCTTCAACCCTACATATCTTGCCACTAAATCCCAAACCAGCATAAGTAAAATCTACAATATCTCCAACATTTAGTTTATACATTTCAGGAGTACCTAAAAACTGTATAGTAGTTTGATTCCTACTTCTAGTTAGGATTGCTTTACCCATATTATGGGCAATATATGGATCGCTGACTAAAGAAAACTCTGCTTTGACCTCTAATTCTTCACCACCATCATCTGAAGTAAAATCATTAGCATCAGTTGTAGCTGAATGTAAAACTATTGCAGTATCTAATTCATATTTTTTGTTAGCATTAAAAAATTCAATTATTACTTTATTAGCTTTTTGATCTTTATTACCATAATCGACTGCAATACCTGCTTCTGCAATTACATGATTATCTGTTATTGAAAATGTTGAAGAACCTGTATCTTCAATCTCTAATTCATATTTACCATCAACATATAAAAAAATACCTCGCATATTAGTAAGTAATTCTTTAGCATTGTCCATAACATTTTTATTGGCATCAATTACGCCATTACAATGAAATCTTCTTACTTTAGCTAATATAGTCCCCGTTTCATTAGTAAAATTTGATGATAAAGTAGCATTAATAAAAATTATTAATGAAACCACATCATCGTAATTTTGACTTCTTTGTACTCCTGTTATTTGCACATTATTCAAAATTACATTACCACCTGAATCAGTTACAGTTATAGATTCTCCAACTTTATTTTGCCACCATCTAAGACCAGCGTTTGTTTGTGATACTGGTAATGAAATAAAACTATTACCTGAATTACCACTAAAAGTAATTGTTTGTGCTGAACCATTGTAATATGGATTATCAACTAAAGTATCAGCAGTATTTGCAGCAGTAGAAAATGTGGAGGTATTTACTTTTGCAATAGGTAAACCTTTACCATATTCATCATTAGTAATGTAATCTAAAAAACATAATGCAGGATTATCTGACCATTCATAAGTTGATACATTTCCAAATGTTTGCCCTGCATCTCTTGGATCAAAAACTTTTTTACCTTTAACTTGTACTGTTAGTTGTGGTACTCCTGACCACATACCCTCTTTATCAAAACCATAATGAGCAGCTATATAACAAACACCATCTAATCTATGCGAAGTAGTCCAATTTGACATAGATGCAACTAGCATAGGATCAGCAGTTTGTGAAGCTGCTCCATGATGTAAGTTAAATACATATCTATATTTAGATGTTGGTGAAGTTCCAAATTGACCTGATCCTACATCAATACCAGTTCCATTTTGTGAAACAGTATTTAAAGAACCTGAACCTGAACTAATTTTATCTGAACCAATATAACCACCATCTCTAAATCTAGAATCAGTTAATGGATTACCATCAAGTTCTATTGATCTTCCTATAATTTCTTCACATTCACCTACAGCTAAAGCATAAACTACATATAAATCTCTTGAATCATTATCGTTTGTGTCCATGTAGATAATTTGAGTACCAACTCTTCTAGTACCATAAATAATTGGTAACTTACCACCAGCAGATGTTTTGTTTGCAAGTATGTCCTGACCTTTTGCCAACATTTGCCTTGCCATCATAAAACTCTTCACACCTACAGTAAGAGTTACAATAGCACTTATAATTTTTACAGCTTTAAATGCTTTAGTTGCTTTTATAGCTGATATAAACCATTTTATTTTTTGAAAAAATGTAGGTGATACCATTACATACCCCACCTAACATCTTCTTTAACTTGTGTAGCAAACTCCATACCTTTATCACCACTACTAAATGCCTGTTGTGATTCATCTGAAAAATGCCTACCTTTTGTTAAATTCCAATTAGACCAATGACTTGCTACAACAAGAGTTAGAGTAGAATCATCTATGTTTTCTTTTATAGATACATTTCTAATATTTCCAGTAAAATAATTTATAGCACCTACAATACTTTCATTTGTATCAAAATATGCTAAGTGTATTTCTACTTCTTTATCTGTAAATGCACCTGATTGAACTAATGATCTTACCTGATCTGTAATATTAGAAAATGCAATATTTACTTCATCAACCTGTAATTGACCTGTTTCAGTAGTTGAATCAACTGTAAGAAATGCACCACCAGCTTCATAGGTATTAGAATCAAAAACAACATTAGTGTAATAATCTGTCAATCTGACTGTTGATGATAAATTTAGCTCTACTAGAAAAGCTGTTTTAGTAGCTGAAGCTGATACTTGATTTTGTAAAGCAGTTGATAAACTTCTTGGCATTAGGTTATAACCTCTCTAAC